TTATTTGCTTCTTCTTCTAAGTTTATTTATTATTTTTGCAACTACTATTAATGCAACAATTGAGATTAATAATATTTTTACAATATCTTGTCCACCTAATCCAACTGAAATTAATAACTCACATTCACCTAAATCGTCTTCACTATTTGAATCTTCAAAATTAGGATCATTTTTCATGTTTTCTGCAACAGCTTTATTAGTCTGTATTCCTACTTTATCGCCTAAATTAGTACATCTTAAAACAATCTCTAATTCTTTATACTCTCCTGGTTCGATTAATTCGCCATCTAATTTATCAGTCATTGCTACACCATCTTTTAATTGCCAATAGTCCGCATTATCTTCTGCATAGAATTCTAAGCCCTCTGGTATTTGGTCTGTAACTATTCCTGCAGTTCCTGGTATTTCTCCTGTATTTTCTATTTTAATTATATATTTTATTTTTAATTCTGTGTTTTCTAGTTCTTTTCTGTGTACTGATACTTGGAAAATATTATTTTTATTATTCTTAATATCTTGTTTATCACCATTTACATATAATTCAGAAATTGTTTTATCTGTTTTTATATTAAAATCTTGTTTATCATAATAGTATATTACTTCTGTTGTTCCACTTGCTACTGTACCTGTTGCATTTTCTGGTGTTCCTTCTAACTTATAATATTGTATATTTTTTGCTTCTGTTTCGTAATCTACTCCTACTCTATCTTCAAATTCTTCACTTGAAGCTATTTCTTGGTTTGTTTCCCTGTCTACATATTTTACAACTACTTTTCCTACATCAGATTCATTTGTTACATTTAATACAACTTTGTTTGCTAACTGCTCTTGCACAGTCTCTTGTGAAATTTGTAGAAAGCCTAAATTTATTCCTCCGTCATCATTCACTTGACAAAATGTACCAAAATATTTATCTACATTAATTTCTGCTAATTCGGTTACTACTTTATCTTGTTTTAATAACCATTCAATTTTATTTTCTGAATTCATTTTTACAAGATATAGTCCTTTTTCGATAAAAATATCATTACCAGTAGTATTATTCTCTTTAGTTATAGTAGTATTCGTTAGATAATTTTCATATTTAATATATCCCCCATCAGATGTATTTAATACAAAATCTTCTATTATATTTAATATATTCCAATTATTATCTATATTTACTAAATTAGTATATCCTGAAGAATCTTCTAACAACAGCGTATAGCCATCATCATTTTTATCTACTTTTCTAAGTTCTCCCTCTAGTACTAATTGTATTTTTCCTTCATTATTATATTTTACAATATAATCTTCATATGGATTTTCAATTTCTATATCCTTTCCATCTGCTGTATATTCGGCAGGTATAACTTGGTTTTCTATAAAATGACCTTTCATTAGATATCCTTCATTTAATTTTGTATAATCTCCTGAATATGGAATATATATTACATTTTCTATTTTTAGTGTATTTTCATCTATTATTACAATATATCTAATATCTTCTTGTAATACTATTTCTTTATTATTCACTGTATCTTTAGCATCAATTATTGTTGTATTCTTAGGTTCTACTTCAAATGCAATTTTTCCTAAATCATCAAAAGAATATATATTATCATAACCAGTAAGAACTCGCTCTACTTTCATTTGTTTATTATATATAATTAATGAATTTCCTTTTTGCAAAAGAATAGCTTGATTATCAACCGTATCTTCTGCAGGAATTTCTTTTTCGCTAGAATTATATTCGCAAATAATGTATCCACTTTCTAATATAGAACTTGGTAAATTCATACCAACTGCCATTATTTTAAATTCGCTATTATATAATACATAATTGTATCCACTCGATACTTTAATTTCTTTATTATTTACTGTATCTTCTGCTGGTATTGTTGTACTAGAAGTAAAATATCTACGTAATCTGTATATTCTGTTTTCCTTGTCATCTATCCTTGATGTAACATATTCTCCATCAGTATAGTGACTATTTAATTTAAACTCATTTAGTTTACATTCAAATTTTAATTCTTTATTTACTTTTACTATAGTTTCTGTATGATAATTTAATATCACCTCTATATCATTAATAGTATTTTCTTTTGGTACAGTATATTCATTTATTGAAAAGATTTTTAACAAATAACCATCATTTAATACATCAACTAATTCAATATAAGACTCATAGCTATTATTATTCCAAAAATCCATAGTATTGCTTGTAAGTTTTAAATTATTATCTAATTTTATATACATATAGTTTTTTAAAATTACTTCTTCTCCATTACAGGTATCATCAGTTGATATTAACGTATCTTCTTTATTATACACTTTTAGTAAATATCCATCTTCATCTACAATTATATCTTGTATTTCATCCATTCCTGAAAATATATTTAATATATCACCATTATAGTTACATTTTGCTATATATTCTTTTCCTGCTAATAATTCTTTTTCTTTTTTATCTATAGTATGTATATATTCAGTTTCTTCTGGAATTATTTTATATATAATTTCATTATCTTTTACAATATAATCTTCATAATCTGGAATTTTAACAATTACCTTTTCTATCTTTAAATCATTATTTATTTTTACAAGATAATGGCCTGATTCCAAGAAAATTTCCCTATCATCAGCAGTACTTATAGTTGGAATTTTAAAAGCATTATCATATATATTAACTTCATAAATGTTATCAGTTAAATAGTCTACAGAATTTAATGCGATCATACCTATAATTTTAAATTCACTATCATATTTTAAAGTTACACTTCCTCTTGGAATCACCAACTCTTTATTATTGGCTGTGTCTTCTGCTGGTATTTCTATTTCATCCTCTAGATAACCATTTACAACGTATTCATTATTTTCTGTTTTCTTAATATTTCCAAAGTCTATTGTACTCTTTATCCATTCTACTTTATTGTCTAAATTGTATTTTATTATTACTGGATTATAAAGATTTATCTCCACATTATTTACTGTATCTTCTGCTGGAATATTTAAATGTTCATTATTAGCTATATATACTATTACTCCAGTTTCATCTTTTTGTAATATTTTTGTATGTCCTACCGCTTCATATTCATCTAGATAGCTTGGTCTTTCCCTATATTCCCCTACAATTTTACTCCACGATTCTTTCCATTCTTTCTTTTCTGCTTGTTTTTCTGCAATTTCTACTTCGTATGTATTTTCTTCTACTGTAGGTTTTAAATAATATCCCTCAGGAGCCTTAACCTCTACAATTTCATATTTTCCTACAGGAAGGCTTTCATTAATTTCTCCATTTTCATTTGTAGTAACAACTCTTATTTCTTCTCCATTTATATTTTCGATATTTCCTACTAACTCTCCATCATTATTTACAGCATCTTCTTTTGTTACTGTTCCGTCAGCATTTGTTATAACTTTTTTTATTGTAAATTTTGAACCTGGTAACAATTCAGCTGTCCTAGAATCTTGTTTTATAATCTGTAATGAATCTTCTTTTCCATTTGTAACAGTTAATATTTGCTTATCAATTTTATCTCTTTTTTCTTCTATTTCTACATACTTTTCTAATTTAGTATCATTAAAATGCTTTATATCTCTTCCTTCTATAATTGATTTAGGACTAGATAAACTATCTTTTGTTTTTAATTGTATATATTTTCTATTATCTAGTTCAATTACTTTATCTAAATAATATATTTCTTCTGTATTCTCTTCAATTGGTGTTTGTTCTACATACATAACTTTTCCGGATTTATCAATTTTTATTGTCGCCAAACATTGGTAACCTAAATCAATATTCTTTCCATCACAAGTATACTCTGCATTAATTGTTCCATACATAAAAGCATTAATAATATATCCATTACTAACTTCTTTATAATATTGATCATTTGGTATGTTTATTTGTGTAGCCCATTCAACTTTATCCTCACTATTAAGTTTTATAACATACATTAGTTCACTATTTAACTGGATTGGTTCGTTATTTACAGTATTTTCTGGTTGTATAGTATATTCATCATAAACATCTATAAAACTTAATGTACCAAAATCAGCTGTTATATATTCTTCCATAAGATTATTATCACTATATAATTGATCTTTAAAACTGCCTATTAGATTTACAGTATTTTCTACTTGTCCATTATTTATAGTTAAATTATATGCTCCTGCTTGTAATTCTATATCACCATCACCTTGATTTAGTATAATGTCATTATAAGTCCTTATATTAATTGTAACATTTGAATCTCTTTGCATTATATTACTTATAATCTCTGCATCTTTAAAATCTATAACCCAATTTACTTTTCCTTCCGAATTAAGTTGTATCAATATATTGCTTTCTAAATCCTGCTCTCCAAAAGTAATTTCTTTATTCCATGAAGTTTGTTCTGCCGGTATGGTATTTTCTCCGTATGCATGTCCTACTATAGTAATATCTCCTGTTTGTTTTGACACATAATAATTATCTGAAAAATACATATCTAAATCGTATATAAAACTACAAAAATCATTAACTAGCTCCCCAGATTTGTCAAAAGCAAATATTGTTTCATTAGAATATAAAATATAATATTGCTCTGTTTCATTTAAAATTTTTATATTAGTTTCACTATTGTCTCTTGGGGCATTTTCATATAAATATACAATTTCTTTAATTTTATTGTTAACGTTATACCTAAAAATATATAGTCCTGGTTTTAATTCACTTGGCTGATTATCCTCCTTATCTTCTGCCGGAACAGTATAATATGCAACTACTTCTACAAGTGCAATATATTCTTCTCCTGTTGTTTCTTTTATATCTAATGGATTTAATCTAGTTTCATCTTTTTTAAACTCTTTTTCCCATTCCTTATTTGTATAGAATAAAGAATAATCACCTTTTTTGTCTAATACAACATCATATGAATTATTTTTATTTAATTTGTATCCAGTTGGTGCTACTATTTCTGTAATTCTATATTTACCTGATGGTAAGTCTAGATTTATTTCTCCGTTTTCATTGCTTGTAATAATTCTATAAGCTGTGCCATCTATATTTTCTTCATTCCCAATCAGATTACCATAATAGTCTTTTGCATCTTCTATCACTTCATTATTATTTTCATCTGTAGTAATCTTTTTTATGGTATATTTAGCTCCACTAAGCGAAAACTTATTATCACTACCTTTGGTTACAATGCTTAATGTTGTAACTTCTACACCATTTTTTGCATATGAAATTAAGCCTAAAACTAATAATGTCACTAGAATTATCGCAAATATACTTACAATAATAAATCTAACATTCCCGAGTTGTTTTAAAGTAGGACTCTCTCTTTAGATTCCCATGCGTTTTACGTCTTCTCACTTTGTATCACTCCTTTTCTATTTGCGTACTTTCCCTATTTTCATTTTACTATTTTTACAATATTTAGTAAATATATGTTTTTTATTGTCTCCTGCCTTTCTTTACGGAATACTGTTTGATAGATTTATTAAGTTTTTATTACATTTATCTTTTAGTTAACCCTAATTTTGTTATCTTATAAATTAGATCTGTTTCTCCTGTTTAAATACATGTTTTTTATCAGTTGCTTCTACAAACCTAAACTTTTCCAACTCTGTTAACCTTGATGCTGTTGTATTACGTTCATCTATATTTGTTAATTTTTGCTTATATAGTTCAACCGAAATCTCTTTAGCAGTTTTATTCCTAAACACAAAATTTCTAAAATTTGTTCATATCTTATTTTTCTATTTGGTTTAATCTCTTTGAAGCTTTTTCTTCTAGTTAGCCACGTTATTTTCATTCATACATCTCCTTTAGTAATATTACATATCAGTTTATAGAATAAAAAAGAAGTCACATCAATAAAAATGTAACTTCCTTTTTTATATGTAAATTATATTTCTTATTCTTCCTCTGGCGCTTCTACTGGACAACAGCATTTTACGTACATTTTCTATTTTTTTATTCGACTTGTTGTATGTATTGTCTATAAGTACTGGTATTACTGCATTTTAAGTTACTTATTGTGAGAATCGATTCTAAGGCATTTTTATTTGCGAGTAATAAAATTATATAGCTAAAATTATGCACTTTCTGCCAATTTTCTAATTTTTCTAAAACTTTTGGTTTGGCTCATGTATTTCAGACTTTCTAAATTTAAAATTAGATAATTTCTGACTAGATTCTTATATTCTTTTTTGTTTTTTATATTTAATTCTTTTATCATTCGTAGAGATTTAATATACATTTCTTTCATACTATCATCTCCTTATTGATAGTATAGCATTTTATGTTTACTTTTGTCTCGCGAAATTTGTCGAATAAATTAATTTTTTTAGATCTGCAGATTTTTAGATTTTATATTGCATATTTCTTCTTTTTTTGATATGATATGAAAAGTTTATTCGGAATAGCATTCACCGTGGACAGCTTAGTTGTATTAAGGGACAACTATTGCTGTTTATAGGCTGAATTACGGTAGTTGTCACTATCATGCAACTAAGTTTTTTCTTATTTGCAACAAGGTAGGTGAATGCCAGTGGATGCACTTGGAATAGTAGCAATTATTCTTGCTGTAGGATTGATAATCTGTTTTCTAGCTGTGCTAGGATATAATTTTCATCTTACATATAGCAAAGAAAAAATTGAAGTTCGTGCCGAGAACTCCAATTCCGATGAGACTAGGTAAGGATTTATCCTTGCCTTTATTTTTTTTATTTAAATAGTATTATCTTTATACTATAACATTTCTTTTGTGTCAACAAATTATTATAAAACGTCAAATATATTTAATCTATATGTAATATATTTGTAAAACATCTTATTCAATTTGCTGTAATGTTATTTTAGCACATTATTTCAAATTTGTAAACATTATTTAGCATCATATAGCATTAAAAAACATTAATATCAATAAAAAAAGAGGTGTAGTATAACTAAATTACACTACACCTCTTCTAATTTTATTTATAAACATTATTTTTAACATAAGCATATCTACCAGTTTTAACTACATAGACATAATCTACTGTACTTGATACATTTTTTATAATTTTTACTTGTGTTAGTGGTAAATATGTATATTTAGTTCCTGTTAAATTTGATTTTGAATATAAATATGTTTTTGCTTTTAATCTTTTATACTGCCCTACAGTATTGTTTGTAGCTGTAAAACTAGAACTTGTATAATTCGAAATATTTATATATGCAATTCTTCCCGTTGCGTTCACTCTTACTTTATCCACATTAGAAGATATATTCTCTAATATAGTTACTGTTGTATTTGCTTTATAAGTATATTTGGTTCCAGATAAATTACTTTTACTATATAAATAACAAGATTTTGTCTTTCTTGTTTGTCCTATTGTATTATAAACATTTGAATTTGTATAAGTAGATACTAAATAATCAGAAGATACCCATCTATTTCTACCTATTCTAGACCATTTTCCAGATGTTTCGTATACTGTTACAGATGTTCCATCTGATAAGGCACTTATTTTGCTTCCATTTGGAGCATTTCTTACATTTACTCCCACACCTGTGCTAGTTTTTACATATCTAGTATAATTAGATGTTATTACATTTCCCGTATTTTCTTCTACATTTCCATTATGTTTATATGCAAAAAATCTTGTATAGTTTGCATATCTTCTAAAATTATCTACAGAACAATAAACAGTATTTCCACTTACAGTTACTTTGCCTCTTCTGGTAGAAGTATCAAATTTTCCAGAATAAAGATATGGATCATATATCTTTAACGTATCTCCTTCGATACCTGTTATTACCATTAAATGTCCACCTGTTGTAAATAAACCATTACCACAACTTACTATTAAATAGTTATTATCTTTTAATAAATCTACTGCTGTATCTAAGCTATATGTCTCTTGATATCCAATATCGAAAACATCAGCTACCCAACGAAAAGCACTTAAATATGTACCGTTTGATGCACTTCTATATCCATTATTTACGAATAAGTCAGCCATTTCAGGTGGTGTTATAGTTCCTTTTATAGCTGTAACAATCATTGCAGCACTCGTCGGTCCACAACCACTAGTTCCAACAGTTTGAGTACTATCTCCTACGGAACTATACATATGATTTTTCCAACGTGAATCTATTTGAGAATAGTAAGTTAAACCTGTATAATTTCCTAAGCTTACTTGTGGATATTCATTAGAACCTTCGTATGCTATTTCTCCTTGTTCTTCAAAAGTCTCGCTTTCTACTTCTTGCTCTTGTAATTTTTCATCATCTTCTGATTGTTCAATTATCTCTGTGGATGGTAATTCTTCTATATCTTTTTCAGACATTTCATAGGTACTAATATAATCTTTTATTTCATTTACTGCACCTTGGATTATTTCTTCTGTAGATTTATCTTTATTGATATTATAAAAGCCTAATCCACTTAATAATCCAACTAATACAGCTACTATTATTACTATAACACTTCGTTTCTTGTTTTTATCCATATCTACTCCTCCTTCTTTATTTTTAATATTTCCCCTAGTTTTCCTAAGTCTAATCCTGACTTTTTCAAATTTTCTAATATTGACATTACTTCCATAATACAAATATATATTGTTATTACTTGTGCTACTGCACTTAAATTAAATGCATATTCTACTACATAGCCAATAATAATTGCTACTATTAACAAACACTTATGTAATAGCCCTTCTCTCATAACTTTTGAATCTACATTTTTATTTATTACTGCTTGTATATATCCTGTTAATATATCTAATCCACTAAAAATCAATGGTGTTATTACTTGCCAAGCTATGCTACTAAAACTTAATGTTTTTATTATTTCTTCCATAGTTTTCTCCCTTTTAAATTTATATTCCCAAAACTTGTTCTAACTGTATGTTATCTTTCCATTGCCAACCTTCTAAATCGCAGCATTGAAATTTTACTTTATTATCGCTAGTTATTGTAATAGCAAATACTGCATAATAAGTTTTTAAAGCAGAATTAAGCTTAAAGAATTGTTTTTTATCTGTTGCTGATACAATTACCGTCGTTTCTTCTTCTCCTTCGTTCCACTTTCTAACACGACAAATAAAATAATTATAATCTGACACGTTTCCATTTAAATTTGCTGTTACTTCTTCTCCCTCGTTAGTTCCATGCAAACCACCAGAAAAAAGTTCGTGTTTTTCATTTACTTTGCTATCCAATTTTTCTATTTTTTTCTTTAATGTTAAAATTAGAGGCTCGCTCATTAGAACTCACCTCCTATTTTTCTATTATTTAAAACTACTTGTGTGTGTGTGTGTGTGTGTGTGTGTGTGTGTACAGCGCCAAGGCTTTCAAGATTCATCATGTTACATCTTCCTTTCTTTTATTTTTAATCTACAACTTCTACTGTTAGTTGCGTTTGTCTTAAATTTTCTCCACCATCGAGTACATTAATATCTGCATTAGACCCTGCTAGCCATAATTCAATTAAATCATTTTCTTGAACTTCAAGATATTCAGAGTAAATATGATATGTCCAAGGGCCTTGACCACTTTGATAAAAGTTACCTTCGGATAGTTTCTCTCCATTTTTTCGAATAGTTACATAAATATCTGTACTTTGATTACTTTGTCCTAATCTAATTAATGCATTAGCTTTTACATTTATATGACGAACTTCTGCTCCGATTTTAATTCCCCAGTTTTGTTTAGATAATAAATCTCTTGGGTTCCCTGAACTATAATCAAAAACAATGGGCTCCTCAAGGTTAGCATTTGATCCTGTATGATTATATGTGTGAGAACTTTTATTAAATAATGTCATATTGGTTCTATGTTTTTTGATTTCTTTTTCTAAATTTAATATTTTAGGTATTTCCTTTTCAGACATTTTTAGCCTCCTTATTTAGTTATTATAAACTCCAAATTGCTATTTTCTGGAACATCCCAGTTTTTGAATTGTATAGTAGTTGTATTCACTTCTATATAATTTAAATCTTTAATTAATTTACATCCTTCAAAATATACTTCTAGACTATTATTACCTAATACATATTCTGGCACTGTATAATTAGTATTTTGCGGTATTTCTTCTGTTACAACGCTAGTTACTTGTCTTGTTATATTTTCTAATTTAGTTACTTTCTTATTTAGTTCTTGTGTCTGTTCTTCAAGTTCAGAAATATCAATTTCTGGAGTATACTCTGTCCATTCATCTACTGCATAAACATAATTTTTATTTTCACTCGTTACAGAATATATATCTCCATTATTTACATTTTCTAACTCTTGTAAATCACTAAATTGTGTAACAGAACCTTTATAAGTCAAAGGTGCACTAGTTACAGTTGTTATCTTCTTTTGTGTTTTATCTAATTCTTCTGCATTACTATTAACAACATCTTTAATATCATTCATATTTGTGTCTGTAACTTTTTGATTTTCCGGAATCTCATCATTATTTTGAAAAGCTTGTTTATTTGCATAATTTATCTTTTTTATCATACTTCTGTACCTCCCATAGCTTTATAAGAACAACTCATAGCTAATTTTTTGCTCGCTTGACTCGCTGTTATTACTACTCTTCCATCATCATTACAAACAACAAAACTAGCTGGTCCATAGGGTTGTTCAGCCCTACATCCACCATAAATATATCCATTAGCTGGTCTAAACTCTTGAGGCAAATATACTATTGCATAATCCCATCCAGGATTTAATTCAAAACTACTATCCCAAACAAAACTTAATTGAACTGTATCTGTTTCATCTTTAGTTAGCAATACATTTGATATACTTCCATTCTGTATTACGTCATTATTTATGATTAGTTCTCCTATTTTATAATTGTGAAAAGCATTAGATATATTCTTTTGAAATGCTTTAAAGGTTGCTGGACTTAAACTTGTTTTTTCATCAAAGTCTATTTCTTGCATAATTCTTAATTCCTTTCGTATTTTATACTTAAATCTAATTTTCCGTGTTGTCTTAAATCTAAATATTGTACATAATTTAATCCAGAGTCTATGTAATTATCAGACTCTGGATTTTCTCTTTTCCATAAATGAAACACATAAGCTAAATATCTCCAAGTCGCTTCTCTCATAAGCAAATCATCTGACATTAAAATATCTGACGACATATATAAAGTATCACTTAAATAATTTCCTTGTACTCCATTTATTGTAATAACATTATTGTTTTGTATTATATCTAATTCCTCTACTTTATATTCTTTTTGTAGAGAATATGGTAGCTCACCAAATCCAATACTATAAAGCTTTGGATAATAATAAGTAGCCTCAAATCCTACTATGTCTTTAAAACCATCTGTAGATAAATGAAAAGGAGCGTTAACCCTAGGACTATTGCTCCAAAAATCATAATCACTTGTAACTTTGTCTTGTCTTACAACAGCAAGAGGCTGATTTTCTTGTAATACAACATTATAAGCACTTACGTTTAAATAAGCATATAATTTATATTTTTGTGTACCATAATCGTAATGTGCGAAACCTATGTCTTTAATAGTAGAACCAAACCATTGCTTATAATTATTAGATATGTATATATCTTCTCCGCTAATTTGTCGTCTATAATAATATTCTGTTGTTATTTGTGTAGGAGAATTTTTTTGAAATATATCTCTACTATCTGCTATAATTGGCAAATCATATCCCATAGAAGTAGAATCTTCTGTAATGTTGTTATCGTGTGTAAAATTAATTAAGCAAGCATTCAAAGTTTTATCTTTAAATTGCAGAAAGCTATCTGCATATAATTTTAAGTATTTATTTAGTATTAAATTCCTAAATATCTTTTCTTTATTGCCTGTTCTTATTCGTACAAATTCATTAGATACCTTCATATTTTCTCCTATCTATTCAATCCAAAATTTAATGTATGATTTCTATCATTATCTGTTAGTTCTACTGTATGTACTTCTTTAATTCCTTCTGTTGTATATTCGCATAAGTATTCTACTTGTGTCTGGCTATCATTTTCTTCTGTATCTGCACTAGACCTAAATAAATCTATATAGTTTTCTACTATTGCTGTATTTCTTAATTCAACAGAAAAATTAGAAGGGTTATTCCCTTCTTTGCTTTCTTTTATACTTGTTATTACATATTCCCCAGATGTAAAATATTCTGGTAAATCTATATCTATTCTATCTCCAACATCTAAATCATTATCTTTATCATATTTTAAAGTTACTTGATTAGTATAGTTGTCATTTATTCCAAAATAGTTTCTAACATAGTTAACCATTTCAGACTCCGTAAACCATCCACTATCTACATCTAGCACTTTCTCTATTTGCCCAGAAGGTGTTATAATACCTTTCATTCTGTTTATTTCTTGCCAGTTTAATAATTTCATATTGGCATATCGTAAAGCACTGTCTGACTGTATTTCTGTAATTGTCACAGAACCTTCTCCTTTGTAAGTAATTCCCGTGGCTAGATTTTTAAAAGTGCTATCCATAGTTAGTGTAAATAGTTTATTATCACTGTCATCTTTTCCTATGTCTGTAAATACTTGTTTGTCTGGTAATTCGTAATTAACAGTGTTCATTATATTTGCTATTAAATTGCTATTATAATGAATATTGATTGGAAATCCTGTTACAGTACTACCTTGTACATATATAGCCTCATAGATCCTCTTTGTAGTAGCTGTAGATATGTCAATTGGATTCTCAAAGTCTAATCTGTCTCCGTTATTTAAAGTAACATTCATTACAGAGTCCATTTCGTAAAATATTCTTGCATTCTTTACATTAATTATATTTGCATAATCAAGATTGGTAATCGTTGGAGATATGCTCAACAATCCGTTTATTTCTTGTTTATAATTTTTTATGTTTATTTTCTTTTTAACATTTTTAGAAAATTGATATTGTATAGAATTAACTGTAATTCCTTTTAGCTCATCTATATTCCAATATAATTCAAAACGTTTTGAAAAGTAATTTAATACTTCCTCTACAGTTCTATTAATTAAATTAACTGTAGTTGCCTGTCTTGCTATATCCATTTCTTTAATATAAAAGCCATCTGCAAATAGTGGCTCTAATGCTTGTCTTACTAAATTTTCTACTAAATCTGTCCTATTTATTGTTACTGTTTTCTTAGTTGCCATTTGTCTAGGGCTAAATAGCGTCAAACTAAGTTCTTTATTTGGAGTCTTTATTTTGTTTAATTCCGGCAATTTATATTCACTTACAAATCCCATATATTTAACGTTGTCGTTATCATCATAGACATTTACTTCTTGTTGAGCATATGGTAAATCATCTATTTTAGCTTTAGAAAAATCTACAGTAAAATCTGAGTAAGTTACTTCTTGACTACTTTGTGTCATATCAACAGAACCTATTAATTTATATTTTTTATTATTCCATTTAATATACATTAATAAGCACCTGCCCCTCTTAAAGTTTTAGTTACAGCAGGTGTTACTGCTCTACCTACTTTTGTACTATCTAGATAAATATCACTAGGTTTCATTAATATATTAGCTGTAAATAATTTATTATTAGTTGCTGTTGTACTTAAATTAGCACTTAATTTTTGTGTTTCAAAATCTACTGCAGATTGCATATTTTTATATACTTTTCCAAGATTATCATCAAATCCTTCTCCTAATCCTAATGCCAAAAATTTTCCTACTTCATCAGCAAAAACTTTAGATGGAGAATGAATACCAAAAAATCCTTTTATTTTATCTACAATTCCACTACAAAATCCACTAATTTTATCCCATAGCCAACCTACAGCATTACTAATACCATTCCAAATACCTTGAATCAGATTTTTTCCGACTTCAAGCATTTTGCTAGGTAATGATTTCAAACCATCCCATATAGTTTGAATAATTGTACCTGCCATTTGTCCTAATTTTCCTAAAACACTTCCAACCCCCTCAACTAATTTGACAATTAATTGTACTCCTGCTTCTAATATCTTTGGGGCATTTTTAATTAATGCTGTCACTAACTTCATTATAATTTCTGGTGCTTTTTCAATTAATATTGGAAGTGCATTAATTAAACCATCTGCTAATCCTAGAATAAGTTGAATTGCTGCATCTACTAGCATATCTATATTATCTAATAAACCATTAACAATTGTTATTATTGCATTGACTGCCTGTGGTATTAATTGTGGTAACATCTGCGCAATTCCTAAAATTAACTGTGTAATAAGTTGCATACCCATTTGTATTATTTGTGGCAACATAATTATAATTCCATTAATAAGAGTTTGGATTAATTGCATCGCAATTGTTAAAATTTGTGGAAGCATTGTTATAATAGCATTTCCTATACTTGTTACAATTTGTATTGCACCTTCCATCAGTGCAGGTAAGTTTTGTTGTATTCCTGTTATTAAAGAATTAACAACACTTATTCCTGTGTCAACTAATTGTGGTAATATTTCACTAATTAGTGTAGAAATTTCTTGAGCAATCATCGGAAATAAATCTCTTATAAGAGCACTAACACCTACCAACGCAGAACCTACAGCAGGCAATATGTTCTCTCCTGCTGCAGTTACTGTGTCAACTAGATTTTGTATTAATTTATCCCAATCAGCATCTGGATTAGTTATTCCTACTAGTAAATTTTCCCAAGCACCTTTTACAGAATTAATTGATCCCTCTATTGTTTTACTGGCTTCTTTAGATGTAGTTCCTGCAATTCCCATACTTTCTTGCATAACGTGTATTGCTTGCGTTACATCTGCGAAACTACTAATATCGTATTTTATCCCACTTATTTTACTAGCATCTTCAAGAAGTCTTTCCATTTCTTCTTTGGTACCACCATAACCTAATTTAAGGTTATCTAGCATTGTATAATTTTGCTTAGCAAAACCTTGATAAGCGTTTTGTATAAGTTCCATAGATGTTCCCATTTTATTTGCATTATCGGACATATCGATAACTGCTTGATTTGCATAATCTGCTGCTTTTTCTGTATCTCCACCTAGACTTTGTAATAAACTAGCACTAAAAGAAGTAACTGTAGACATATATTCATTTGCGCTCATTCCTGCTGTTTTATATGCTTCATCTGCATAGGATTGTAATTTTTGACTACTATTTTTAAATAAAGTATCCACTCCACCGACAAGTTGTTCATATTCTGCATATGCATTTACTGAAGCTGTGACTAGTCCTCCTATAGCTGTTGCTGCTGCTCCTACTGCTACTGACACACCTTTCATTGCAGTTCCTGCAATACTTCCAAGTTTGCCTAATCCACTTTGAACTTTTCCGCTTATTCCTTTAATATCTTTATCTAGACTTTTAGTATCGCCATTAAATTCAATAGTAACTGAGCCGTCTACCATTTTTCATTCCTTTCTGTCAGGCTCATAGGCTCGATTTAAAGACTTATTTTTTATTAATTTTTATTTCTATTTCTCTTTTACATTTCTTACATAAAAAAAAGACGCCTTTTGAAATTGCGTCTTTTTCTTCATATCTTACTAGTTTTTTCTTACAATATGGACATATATACCATTTTTTCATTAATGTTTTGCTTCTTTCTTGTTTTTCTTAAATAAATTAATTAATTTCTTTATTATATAAATTAATCCTATAAAAATGTATTTATAACAATAATATAATAATTGATATATCCCTAATACACAAAATAAAGGAATTGCTATAAAAATATTGTATAGTAAATTATTTGATTTCTTAAAAACATCAAAAGCACTTATAGAAGTTTTATTATATACTTTATTATAAACTGCTTTTTTAGGTTTATTAATAAAACCCATTCCCTTCTTACCATATAACGGATTTGTTGCTTTCTTTGCTATTCTTTTAGCTCTTCCTGTAGTTCTTGCTTTTATACTATTCTTTATATTAGGTTTTCTAATTCCAAATTTCATAATATTACTCCTTTTTTAGGAGTATATTACATATTTATTTATTTTTCAACATTTTATGAGAAAGCCTCTCCAAAATCATATTCTTTTTCCTCTTCTGTTCGCATATCTGGTAATGCATATAATCTTTTCATCTTTTTATAAAATTTCTTCATTTCTTTATCTTTTATTGTATTTAATTCTATTGCTCTATATTGCATTATTTTAGAGAAAAGAACATCTTCATTTAAATTAACGAATAAAGCTTTAAATTTCCACCAATGCAAGTATCTAATACTATTTAAATCAATTTTATATTGCTGCATAAAAGCACTATATATATATTCTGCATCAAATTCATAGCTATAAATTTGCTTTTTATTATTGTTCTTTGCTGTTTTATTTGAGTTTTCTTTTTTATCTCCACCGGCGTAAAACCAAACAACTTCTTCTAAAGCCTTTTTTAAATCAGTTATTTGTTCTGGTCTATAATAATATAAGTTTAAAATCATTCTAATCTTTTTATCTTCTTCTATTGTTCTATCTTGCATTAGTAATTCAAATTTTATACTTTCCCTAAAATCTGTTCTTATTCTCATTCCACTATCTGTATGTTGTGGTAATTTATTAATTAATAGATTACAATACATTATTTTCTTCCTTTATTATATTTATTGTACCTTCTTGTTTCTCTGTTAGGCATATATTTGGCTCTGTTTTCTAAAGTATCATATAAATTTTGTGTAGCTTTTGTTGTTTCAATTTTAGCATTAATTATATCTGTAAATAATTCCATATGCTCTTGTAAATCTTTTTTACCTTTAAATATTTTGTCTGCTATTCCTTTTCCAAAAACTTCATCAAAAAATTCATCTATTATTTTACATTCTTCTCTAATAGCTTCTGATAAACTTTTTTCTTCTTTATCTTTTAATTCAGATTTTTCTTTAACTTTTTTTGCTGCATTTTCTAATCTTTCTATGCAGTCAGCATCTGTAAAACTAAAGTTAACTTCAATATTTCTTAATTTCATTATTTCCTCCTAAAATGTTTAAGAGGCTTAATAATAAGCCTCTCTATATATTATTCATTTAAGCAGCTTCTTCTAATTCTACTTCTTTTAATACGGCTTTATCTGTTACTGTAACAGATACGTTACTTTGTGTTGTATAACCGTCTTTCTCTACTGTAATATTTGAATATGTTTTAGCTTGTAAATCAACAGTTGCTATTCCCGTTGCATCTGTTAAAACACTTTCATCCTCTATTGTGATTTTAGCACTTTCAATAGGTGCACTTGAACTATCTTTAAGCACAAAAGTTACTGGATATTCTGCAACTTCTTCTTTTGGTGTAAATGTTGCTGTTTTTCTGTCTTTACTTACTACAGCTTTACCTATTGTAAAACCACTATTTTTTCTAAATGCTCCAGAATATGTATACGCATCTGTACTATCACCTTCTGCATCTGGTACTGTAGAATATGTTCTAAGTCTAGCTTCATATCCATCATCTATAGGCTTGCTAAAATCAACTTGTAATATTTTTACTAAAGCATCATTTCCAGTTTTTTCATTATCTGTTATATCTACTAGTTTTTGATGTACTAAATTTCCTTGATATAAATCAAATGCATAAGATATTTCCTCGGAATAGCCTGTAACATCAGTCACTTCTCCATCTTCGTCTACATATGTTCTACTATATTCAGTAGGATTTTTAGATTTAGATATTTCAGTAAATTTAGTCATTCTTAAAAAATTTGCTATTGATGTAGTAGAAACATCCATAAAAGCAACTTTTCCACTTCTTTTTACTAATTTTTCCACTTTTTATCCTCCTTTTTGATAAAAAAATAGAAGACTTTTAATAGTCTTCGTCATAAGCTACCTGCATAGGTATTACATATATCGCTGTTGTTTCAGTTGTCTGTAAAATTGTTCCTCTTCCCAGACACTTTATCCAAACAGCTCCTTCTATTTTGGGTAAATTTTCTTTTTTATTTTGTTCATATATCCAATCAGTAAAATCATCACAAAATTTTGAATTTTTTATATTTTCTAAAACACTAAAATTAGATTGTATAGAAAAATCAAATTGTATTTGTAGTCGCCTTCCACCGTCTAAAAAGTTTTGTAAAACAGGATCAACTGGTGTTTCATCGATACTATAAGATTGTGGCTTATCTTTTATATAATCTACATTTACTTTTCCTTTTTTCAAGTATGGACAAGTTTCTATAAATTCTTTTATTAATTCCATCTTCGATTTTTCTGCCATTTTTAGCCTCCTATTTTAATAAAGTTTTCTACATCTTTTATTAAAGTATTTTTGTTTCTTTGCATCATCAACTCATTCCACTTTGGACCAGTTCCAGAAGTATGATATTTTAAATTTCTACTAGTCAAAACTTTCTTCTCACCTTTTTTAGCCCAACTAGATCCATTCTTTGCAAGCATTAATTTTCCATAGTATTGATATTTAGCATATGGACTAATATACTTAATCTCGTGATTACTTGGATAACTTTTATTTCTTCTCAACATTCCATTGTCCATTGGAATATACGGATTCATCAATCTATCAGCATCATCTCTCAAAAAACGTATTGCTCTACCATCTTGGTCTAGTCCATGGTCTTTTAATATCTTGTTAGTAGAGTTTATTTTTACTTTTACTGTAAATCCACTACCACTCATTATTCACTAACTCCTATTTTATAATGTTGCAAATTGCCTTTCCTATTATCGTCTACACTTACTACTTTAAAAACTTGATATTTTTGTTGCAATGCAGATAAATCAAACTTATCATCTATAATTCCTTCGACAATATAATCATTTGTAGAAATATTAAGCTTTTCTGTAGTAGGTATTGTAATAGAGCCTGTACTTCCTTCTTGTAATCCTTTATCAACTAGGTTAGTCTTTTTATTATGTCTAAAATAAACCTTGTCAAAATGGATTCTCGTAAAGATTTCATCATCTTTTGTATGGTAGACCGTTATTTTATGTATAAAAAATCTATCATTCATAACTAGCACACCCCACAATACAAAAGTGGATTACCATCTATGCCAATTACGTTCCACAGATACTGATTTATAGCTTTTTGCTTTTTGTCTTCGTAATCAGATTTAATTTCTTCAGGTGTAGAATAACTTTCACTCCAACCTTCAATATTTTGTGATTTTAGATTTCATATTTCGGATAATTGTGTATTTTCCTCATCTTGTAAATTAACAATTAAGCAAGTAACATATTTCACTTTCTCTGGAAGATTATTTTCATCAATTCTTCCAAAAGTTTTATGGTTAATATAGTTACTTGCTTTAATATTTAAATTTTTGAAGTCATTAGGCACGTTATCTGTACCTAATATTGATTTATATTCTTCTTCATCTTTTAAGTAAGTTAACATGCCTTATTCCTCCTATTCTGCTGCGGCTGCTACACTTATTGTTGCGTGGTTTGTAAATGTTTTACCTTTAGTATCTGTTACTTTTACATTTATTTTGTAATCTTTTTGTGTTAAAGGTGTTGTATTTACTTTTACATTAGTTCCATCTATTTTAAACGAAGCATTGTCTACCCCATTTGTTTCATCAGCTTCTAATGCGTAAGTAAATGGGCTTGTACCACCTTCAGCAGATAATGTAGCAACTACTGCATCAACATTTACATTTGCATTTCCTTCTTGTAAGCCTTCTTCTGGTGCTATTGTTAATCCTGTTATTTCAGGGTCTGTTACGCCGACTTTTTTTTTACTCTTACAGCCTTAGAGTCTGTTACTGTATCTGTGTAAACCATTCTACCTTGTAATGCAGATGCACCAATATGAGCACCATCTTTTAGGTCATTAATCGTTGGTTCTATCATCCATTCATCAATAGCTTGGCACCAGTCGACAGCATAAACTATATACTCAACGTCTTTGCTTGCTACTTGTCCTAAATCTTGAGTTAATACATTTACTCCATTAATTCTACCAATTACTCCTTCTCTTGCTAATTCAGCACCAATTTGAGAAGTTGTGTTAGAAAATTTTTCATCAGTTAATAGTAATAACTCTGTAGCATAAGAAATAGCTACTCTTATTCTTGATTTATCTACTCCTAATTTTGCTATTTCTGCTATATCAGCTAGGATATTTGAATATACATTATCCGCTGTACAATCAGCCATAGTTGAATCAGTTGTTCCTGTTGTTAATGCCTTTATTGCATCTGCTTCTAAAGTAGAAGCTATTACATAAGCACCGCTTTCTAATCTTTGAGCTACTAAATTATCGGGTACAGCTTGGCTTTCATATCCGTCAATTAATTCATTGATAGCTTTATGATTATCAACTGGTATGTTTTTATATGAAGTAGCACTTTGTGATAAAGCCACACCACTTTTTACATCATAATCAACTATTTTTACATCAGTATTTCTTACTGGTACTTTTACAGCTCCAGATACTGGATTTCCTTCATAATCTCTACTAAAAGTATTTCTTATTCTTAATTGTGGTCTCATTAATTTAACGATAGCATTTGCATATCTTTCTTGTCTTTCATGAGTACCATTTGTTCCTATTGCATTTGCCATAATTTAATCATCCTTTCTATTTTTCAAAATCAATTTCAGGGTGTTTACTTGCTAATATTCCAAGTACACCATCATTTTTAGAGCTTATAGTTCTTACTGGTGCACCAGTAGCCTTAGGCTCTGCTTGTTCAAGTTCTTGTTTTAAATATTTAGGGTTATCCTTCAAGAACTTAGCTAAATTCTCTTCAAATTCGCCTTCCATTTTGCTTACTTTAAAAAGCACATAATCAGCATCATCTTTATTAACACCTGACTCTAAAACTGCATTTGTTTGTTTTAAAGTATTTAGCTCATTTAGTGTTTTTTGATATTCAGCTTCTTTTTCGGCTTGTTTTTGTTCAGCTGTTTTTTGACTTTCTTGCCATTCTTTAAATGCCTTTAATTCTTCTTTACTAGGCATTCCTTTCATTTTTTTAGCAACCATTGCATCAGCTATTTTTTGTGCTTCTGCTTTTACATCAACTTCAGCTTTTCCCTCATTTTTTTCTGTAGTTTGAGTATCTACGTTCCCAGCTCCTTCAACTTCTTTGTTTTCTGCTGTATTTGTGTTTTGATTTTCTAAATCTTTGTTATCTTCCATTTTTACCTCCCGTTTATCGTCCGTCGACATTTTCCCAGTTGTTCTTTTAAGCCTGCTCCCGTAAAAAAGGCATAAAAATAAGAGCTATTTCTAGCTCTTTATTAAAAACATATCTTTTAACGTTAAATTTCTTTTTCAAATTCTAGTATCTTGTCTTGTATACTTTCATATTCTATTGCTTTCTCTGTCATATCACCATTTTCATTTAAATTCTCTTGAATTACACTATCTAATTTTTCTATAATATCTCCCGTTTCGTCTATTGTATACTTACCATCTTTTATTTTTATTCCAACCATATTTAGTAGGTCTATTTCTTCTTGTTTTAATCTATTCTTCAACTCCATATTTTTTCTTTTCCCTTCTACTTGTTTGTCTGACTGTTGCAAGTTTTCCTGTTTCTGGATTAACTGATATTGTTATGTTTTTGCCATACACATAAAAACTCTTTCTACCTTTTGAATCTTCTTTAATTGTACCATATCCTATTGGATTTTTCAATGTGTCTTGTACATCTTCAAATGTCACATTTCTAGCATAAGTCCTTGATATTATATGTTCTCCAATTTCTGTTATTTTTACTCCATTTACTTTACTTCCTATAATATCACTATTATACTGATTAGCTATTTTAGTTACTTTAGCTATTTGTGTACTAATATTTTTATCCTGATTTCCTATGTATAATCTACTATTATCTTTAACTAATGATGTTTGTTTTATAAAATCATCTAACTCATTTTGATGTGTTTTATAAATTAATGAACGTTTTGAGAAATTTGTTTTTGTTTCTAAAATAAGTTTATTATCATTTATATTAGAATTTAGAATACCTTGTAGTCCTGCTAATTGTTTTTTATCATTTCGTATTTGTCTTTCAATCTTTCTTTGAATTTGAGTTGCTTCATATTTACTATATTCTTTTCCGTTGTATGTAACCTTTTCATTCTTCCAAGCGTTCAGCTGCTCTTGAGTATATGTCTTTGTACTACCCGGATAATAAGGATACCAATCGTGCCTACAGTTTACTCCTTTAAATCCTGTTGCTTCTCCATATCCAATATCTCGAAAACTTAAATATCCTTTTTTTCCACTTCTACTAACTATTTTTCCTTGCCAACGTGCGTGCTCTGGTCTTGCTCCACTATGAGCAGTTAGTTCCATCAAATCCCATCCAAGTTCATCTGCCCTTAATTCTTGTAATTTACCACAATTTTGATTTATAGCAGTTACTATATTTGTTCTTACTGCACTCTCTACACTTCTTCTTGCTCCACTTGGATATTGTATAATTGCTCCTTGTTTACTTATATTTTTAATTTCATCTAAAATTGCTTGAGTATAACTTTTAACTCCTGTGCTAGTAAACATATATGCACTATTTATAGCATTGTAAAATTGTGTCTGTGCTGTATTTGCTGTTGTCATACATAAATTTTGCAAATTACCTGCTGTTCTTTCAATAGTAGCATTCATAGTTTGTTTTATGCTTTCACTTTGACTTAAAGGTTTAGGATCTATCCCTGCTTCTTTGTATATTTTATCATCATAGTTTAATGATGTTTCAGATGCTTCTGTGAATATTCTATTTACTTCTTTATAACTTGTATTGTTATATTTTGCTACTAAAGTTACTATATCTTGATATAAAACCCCCATTTCTTGAGCAATTTTTATATCATTGACAACTACTGTATTTGCATATCCAAAGTTAGCTATTCTTGCTGCTATTTCTTCTATTATATCTAATTCTAAATTTGCATATAATTGATTAGCTTGCTTTTCTATTTTTATAAAATCTTGTTCCGTTAGCATAAATTATTCCTCTTCGCTATTTTTATTGTTAATAGTAAATCCAAAAGCCTCTTGATTACTCATTTTTTCTTCTTGTATCTTTTGTAATTCCTCTTCTGCTTCATCTTCACTCATACCTTTAATATCCATTAAATAAGATTTTTTACTTCTTAAACCTTGTGTTACTTCCATTTGAGCTCTTGTTATTTCTTTATCTTTATCTTCTATTATGCTATCGTCTGGTGTAATTGTAATTTTATTTGTTTTAATTCCTTCTAACTCACATACTGCTTTTACTAAATCTTCTACACAAGCATTTATAACAATTTGATAATGTTCTTTTGTTCTAAATGCTTGGCTATTTTCGCTTATTACTTCTGTAGCTGTTTTAGTTCCTGCTCCATCGAATTTATAATAATTACTTCCTAATCCTACGTTTTCTGATAACCAATTTAAGTCTGCATTTATACTATTTATGTGTTCTTGATATCTTAAAGTAAAATCTATCTCTTTGACTGGTTCTTTCATTTCTGCATTTATTCCCACATAGACTCTATCATTCTTATCAAAGTATTGTACAAAATGTGGATTTCCTTCTGCATCTGTTTCCATTCCACCTTTCATAGCAGATTGATCGACTAATATTCTCTTCTTTCCTAAGATAAATTCATTGTAGAAGCTATCGTATTTAGTATCTAATGACTTAAATCTATCAATACTATTTGCATAAATACTTATGCTCATTGGAGAGTTTGTATCAAAATTATTAGCTATATTAGGTTTCCATATTTGAAAATATGGATTTTGGGTTATCACTACTTCACTTTCTTTTACATTTGGAAATACATTATTAAAATTTAATTGTTTTCCTAATGCTGTATCTGTATTAGATTTATAAACTTCATTTAATTTAATGTATTTTCCATCTACATACTCGTGATAAGTAATATGCGTATAATAGACTTTTCTTTTACCTTTATCATCTATAAATCTACTAACTGTTATCATTCCTGTTATGTAACCATTTGTAAATTTATAAGGAATAATTACATCTCCATCTATGTAGTCTATAATTGTAATATTATTTTCATCTTTATATTCAACTGTAGCTGCATTTCCTAATGCTAACATCTTTTCAATAAAAATAGGAAGGTTAACAGTAAAATCATTTTCTTTACTGTCTAACACTTCCCATAACCTTTTTGTAGCATTTTTATTACTTAAATTTATTTGTGTTTTTTCAGTCCATAGCAATTTAGTTAAATCTTCACATAATTTTTTTGGCATATTCATAGTTAATCTTTCACATTGTGTATTTTTTCCATTTATCATTTCTGTATAGTAATGAAAGTCATTTACATTTCCTCTGTACCAACTTTTCCAAATTGCCATTAAATCGTAAATTGTCCCAACTGTTAAATTTATACCTTTTTTACTTAAAACATTTGCTATGTTATTGTAAAAATCCATATTGATTTCTCCTTATTGTTTTAATCCTAATTTTTGTAAGTTATCTTTTATCCAATATTGGAATTGGTCTTGCGTGTGGTCTGCATAACTATAAGCATAATCTTGTGTATAAGTGTTGTAATATTTCTCACTACTTAAAAAAGCCTTTTCCGTTTTGTCCGGAATAGGCTTTCCTTTTTCTACACTATCTTTCAACCACATATAGTTTTCATTTTCTTTTTTAAAAATTTGATTATTGTTATTATTTAAAATTCTAAACTTTTTCTTTGCTAGAAAGTCTTGAGAATAATCTATTAATTGTTCTTTATTAGTCCCTTTATCGACTGGATGTAATCTTCTACCATAATCTTTAAAGTATTGATTTCTTAAAGCTCCCTCTGCACTATCAATGGTTTCTTTATCTGTTCCTGCTTTAAATTTTTTATTTATTGCTAATTCAAAGTTAAATATATCTTTGCTTAATTCAGAAGGTGCTTTTTTGTTTGGCTTTTCATGTGGACTGTAATAATAAGTATCTAATAAATACCAATCTCCATCAGATCCATATCCATATGCTCCACAAGTTGTAGCTGATGTTTGATGTCCAGAGTCTATTGCAAAATCTATATATAAAATTTTAATGTTATTCTTTTCTAAATAGTCCTCTGATACATATTCTATTAAATCAGGATTATATATAAGTCCTTCTAGTCCAATTACTTCTCCCAAATAGATCCATCTATATCTTTTTTCATCGTTTTGTTCTAATTCTTCTGCTTCTTCTATTGCCATTTGTCCAAGCCATTCTTTAGGAACTGTCCTATAATCACTTTGATGGACTAAATATCTTTTGCTTTTACTTTTTTCATCTACCCATTTATTAACCCAATCAAATTTATTTTTTGGTGGATTAAAAGAATAAAATGTTATAAACCAATCGTCATTTCCTCTTAAGAATGTAGCCTTTATTTGTTCTATATCTTCTGGATTGTCCCAACCTGTTAACTCTTCAAACCATATCATTTTTATAAGCTTATTTTCGTCTATCATTCCTTTTACGGTTTCATAATCTTCTCCTCCTGAAAAATATATAGTATTTCCATTATTAAATCTTATTTCCATTGGAGATAATCCAGCTTCATAATCAATCCCTTCTTGTAAACCTAATCTTTTGCAAGCTCTTTTTATTTCTTTATAAACAGATTTTCTTAATTGGTTTTGATGCTTTCTTAGTACAACTGCAGAACAATTACCGTTATTTAAACAATTATAAACTATTTTTATTGAAATCATAGAAGATTTTGTAGAACTTCTTCCACCTTTGTAGACTTGATTTATTTTTTTACTATTAAATGTATTCCAAAAATGAGGAGCAATAATATCTCTTATACTAACCTTAATCATCTTCTTCCTCCTCATTTGGAAGATCATTTATTATTTGTACTCTATCTTCATCTTTTACTGTTTTTTCGTCTTGAACAACTTCTCTAATTGTATTAAATGCCTGTACATCTCCTTTTAAGGCTTTACCATACATTGCAACTATCAAAGCCATTTGATTATCTAAATTATCTTCTTCTATTCCTAAATCTTTCATGAAATCTAAAGCTTCTGATTGTTTAAATGGCAATGATAGAAGCATTTCCATTTGTTCCTTCATTGCTTTTCTTTTACGTCTAACTTCTCCCGATTTTTTCCCACCTTTTGCACCGTTTTTCTTGGCTTCTTCTCGGCTTTGGTTACTAGTAAAAGGTATTAAGTTTTGTTCATTCGCCATCAACTCCCACCTGCTTTATTTATGTTTTAATATCTCTTTTATGAATAAATATATTATATAAATAGCTAAAATTACTATTATAATTGCTATCGTTCCTAATACAGTAATTCCTATAATGCTAAATATAAATAATAAAACATCTAACATTGTCCTACCTCTTTCTTACAATATTCTATACAATTGCAATTAACACATTTAGCTTGTCCATCTATTGTTACTACTACACTACATTCTTTATAGTTTTTATCTTTGTAATGTATACAATTAGGACATATTTCTTTTTCATATTTTTTTATCATTTCATTATCACTCATATTTTTACCTCTTAATATATAAACACTATGTAAGATATAAGCAAGACCTTTTTGAGCTCTAAAGGATTGGATATCTAGCTTCTCCTTCTTGCTATCTACCTTCAAGGTTCTTTATATCCTACATACTATTTACATTTTAATAACAATTCCAGCTAGGATTAAATTGTTAAATTATATATTACAAAAGAAAGGAGAATACATATAAAACTCTTATGTTGATTTGTATTACCTAGCATATACAACTGGTTGCGCATCTGGGAGTTGAACCCAGTATTTCTAGCTTATGAGACTAGCGAGATTACCGTTTCTCTAAATGCGCAATAAAAAGAGTAGACATTAAAAACATCTACTCTCAATAAATTATAGGGTCAAACAGTATTAGATATTTATTATCTAACTTATTTGCTATTATATATATTAGCAACTTTTAATGTCGTCTTTCAACCTCTTTTGTCGTCTAATTCATCAAATTTATTTAATGCAATTCCATGTTGTTTACACATATATTTATATTCATAATTCATCTCGCTTGCTACTGTTACAATACTTTTACCACATATGTATATCTTCTCTAATATTACTTTATAAGGTTGATCTACTTTATTTAATTGTGCTAATATCAATTTTTGTTTTTCTTGCTCTTCATTTATATAAAGTAATAAATCTTTTACATTATCTTGTAACTTTGCTATCTTCTCTGCTTCTGAATCATATATACTTTTGCTTCCTTTTGGTATATCTGATAGCATAGATGTTAATTTATTTATTGTACTTTCATATTCAGTAATATACTCTAAACGTCCTTTTATCCACTCTTGATTATGTTTGTAATCTTTAAGGTCTTTTCTATTCATTTGTACCTCCTCGTATAAATTTAATATCTACCATAATTTTCTAAAAGCCAATTCGTTAAAAATATATAAGCTTTTGATATACATACATTTAAATCACAATTTTGTTCCAAAAATAATTGTTTATATTGTGCGTGATTTCCTTGTTTTATTTCTATGTACCAATCTAATACTTTTGTATATCCAATTTCTATTGCTAAATTATATTCAAATTTATATTTATTAAATAGTTCTAATAGTTTTTCCATTTTACATCTCCTAAAATATCGCTCTTAACCGTCATTTGTCGCTTTTCTTTCAAAATGTTGTTTTAAACAACTTTTACATTTCTTATCTAAATGCTCACAATCAGCACATTGATTTACGTTAAAATCATATACATCTAATTCATGTGTAGTTGTTACTGGGCACACACACCATATATCATATATAAAATCTAGTATTAAATCTATCATCTTGTCTTTCTTCTCCAATTCTACTTTCCAGCCTTTATCTAAATCGTTTAAATCTGTATCTGCTTTTTCTTTAGCTTTTATACTATTGTTTAGTTCTCTTGCTAAATTATCTGCTAATAATTTCTTATATTTTTCTACTAATTTATCTAGATACTTCATTTCTACTAATCTCATTTTTTTACCATTTTCAAACGTAACTAAATAATTTCTGCAACAATTCAATATATTTTCTATTGTTTCTGTTCCATCATTAAATCTTTTACTTATTTTCTTTATTTCCTCTTCTATATCCATTCTAATTCCTCACATTTCTTATTTATTGCTTTTAGTTCTTGCATTGTAAAATAATCTCTATTAATTGCTAATTCATTTTCGTTTTCTTCACAAACACTTATAGTATTATCTATTGCAAATATAATATGTCTTTTAGGCTTTAAATCAAAACATTTTACATATCTAAACATACAAGTGTTATCAAACATTATTCTATATCCTAGCTCTTCAAACAATTTATCTGCTTCACTCATTTATTTTCACCTCTTTATTCAAATCTAAATATGTAATACCTACAGCATATGCACTCCATATATCTGCTTTAAATCCATAAAACCAACCTGGATTTTTCTTTGTTCCTACAGGTCCAAATCTATCTATTAAGGCTTGTCTTATATTGCTATCCTTTGCCTTCATACTATGGCATATATTAATCTTTTCATCTTTTCTATAGATGAATTTATAATCTTTATCATATGCTTCTACAAATCTACCTATCCACACGCAAGTATCAAATACTTCTTTACCAACTGGCATACCATAACTTGCTATCATTTCAATTACCATTGTGTAATAATTAACACTATTAGATAATCTGCCATAAATTAAATTCAATAAAATCTCATTTTTAACTTTTCCAAATTCTTCTGGTTTATATGTTTCTTCATCTATTACGCAGTATGCACTTTCTATATTTCCTGGGTCTATTGCTAATATTTTCATTTTTTCTTTAGCTCCTCTCTCCACATCTTTTCCCAATTTTTATATCCGTGGTACAAAGTTTTTACATCTTTGCTTTGGTTCAAAGTTGTCTAACTCTTCTGCATTGCAACCCATACACCAATAACAAAGATACCTTTTATCTATTTTTTTCATTTTGATTTTCCTTTTCCTTTAAAATATTTATCTATCTCTTTTGCTATTTGCCACATATCTACTGTTATAAATTTTTCTTTCATAATTTTTTCACCTAATTCTTCAGAAGGTTTTTTATAGCAATAAAATTCTCTACAAATAAGTGGTCTAACCTCATAAATTAAGCATTTTTTTCCGTCATAATATGGACAAGTCAATCTATTTTGCATTATCAATACATGCTTTTGTGGTCTAATCTTATTTTTTATTACAAATCTTTGTATCATATCTATTTCTCCTTGTGTGACTGGAAGAAGGTTTGTACAACATTCTCCACATTTACTACACTTTCCACTGCATGAATTATCTGTTATCTTTATATCGTTTTTAACTACATGTTCTATAATTTCTTTTATATTAGTTTTTATTAACATATATCCTCCTAATCTATTCTTGGAATGTGATTATAATTAAATGCTTCATAACCTTTCTGAGTTATCTTATAAACAGTTACTGCTTTACCTGTGTATTCGCAAGTTTTCTTTGCTGTTTCTTCCACATATCCCATTTTTTCTAATTCTGTTAAACGTGGCGCTGTATAATTTCTTTCTGTGCTAGGAATAAATCCTAAATCAAATAATTCTACTGCTACCTCTTTTGCTGTCTTATTTCCTGTACTTAATCTTTCTAGTATTTGCATATACCTTATCTTCTTTTTAGGCTTTATATCTTCAAAGCTTAATTGCCTTGTTATATTACTTATTTTCATTCGTTATCACTCCTTAATTAGCATATAAACTTTCAAACTCATCTTCTGTATAATTACGTTGCTCTATTTGTTTATCAGTATTTACTTTCTTTTTATTTTCTCTTTTTGCTTCTTCTAATGTCTTTATGTTGGCTTTAGTCCAGTTATTTAATATTGCTTTAATATAGCTAATTGTCTTTTTGTTATTTTCTACAGATATTTGCATTGCATAAATCACTAGTTCACTAGACAAATCTTCTGCATAACTTTCTAGAATTTTTAGGCCATATGGACTTAAAAAGCCAATATTATTATTATAAAAATCAATAACTCCTTGTAAACCGTCAACACAACTGTCGCTTACAACTTCATTATTATTGTTGTCTTCATCTTCTTCATTATCATTATCATCTTCATCATCATTATCGGGTTTTTTGGCATCCATTTGGTTTTCTTTAAAATCGTTCGGTTTTTTATTATCCGTTTGTTTTTTTGGTCTGCCTCCTCTTTTAGCATTTTCTCTATTTTTTGCACACTTTTCTTCGTATTTCTCTCTATCTCTATCTAATTGTGTCTTAATAAAAGAGAAAGCCATTTTTAACATTCCGTCCAGTTTCGGAATCTCACTTGTTTTTTCGTATTTCATTATTGCTCTTATAAGTTGTCCTAATTGTTCATCTGTCAATAAACTAAATTGTTCTTCATAATCTATGTATATTAGAAAGCTGTTCTTATCCATTTGCTTCCTCCCTTTTGTAGTATTAAAGGAGCAGTTGTTTATGTCTGCTCCCCTAGTTGTATTTTCTGTAATATAAATTTTCTTCTTTCCAGTCCTTGTATTTTCGTTCTAAATAAGTTTTTATCTTATTTTCATATAATTGTGTATCTTGTCCATGGTCTTCCTCATAATGGCATTTTGGACACATTGTAACTATGTTTTGCTCTATGCCAAGTCCTCCTTGACTTCGTTTTATATAATGTGCATTTGCACAACTTGCTGGAACCCATTTTCCACAAATTATGCAATGCTCGTTATCTCTTTTCCAAACTTTTTCTTTTACCTTTTTAGGTATTTCACAAGCTCTACTTCTTTTGCTCATTCATTTCTCCTTTTACGGGGGACCTGTGGCACTAATCAAAAGAGTACCTTTTCTCCTATTTTTCGTCACTAATTAGTGCCACATTTATTTATATTTCATATCTAATAGCTTCTATTTTCTTTTTTAAAGCATTTTGTTTACTGTCTATGCTTTCATAGGCTTTTTTAAATCTAAATAATCTAGCCCCCAATTCTGCTAATTTTTTACTATCTTCTTTTACAAATTCTTTTGCCATTGCTTCAAAATAAGTCATTGCTGGTGGCTTTTCTTTTTGTGTTTCTTGCCATTGTTTCCTTTGCATATATACTTGTTTATTTTCTTGTATAGAAATATCTGTTTTTAGTGTGTCATATTCTTGTTGTATTCTTGCTATCATTTCTCCTATTAAATAGTTCATATTTGCATATATCTCTATATTTTTAGATATTAAAAAACCTGTATCTGCATTTTCTACTAGCTCATTTTGTAATTTACTATATGTATCAGCGATTTGTTGGCTATTTGCATTTTGAATTGTAAAAGGATTAAACATATATAATTTTTCAAATTCCATCTTTTACCTCTCTATATGTTCATGCATAAATACGTATTCTGAATTATCTCCCATATTTTGTAATAAAAAATCTACTGCTTGTCCTTTGCTTAAATGGGTATCTTTTACTCTATATTCATAACAATACTTTTGTGCTTGTTGTTTTTCTTTTATTCTCTCTTCTAGTTCTTCATTTTCATAATTACCTTCAATCAAATATAGATCATATTTTTTAGCTGTTATTCCTTCCAATGTTTTAGTATCTGTTGCGTATATAACTTTGTAATTATCAAATAATATTCTGTAGCCACATTGTGGCACATCATGATATAGTTTTATTGGTATTACTTTAAATAGCTTATAATCATATTTAATTCCAATTTCTAAAACATCTATATTCTTTCTATTAACACCACATTCTAGCAATGGTTCTAATAGCCACTGGCAACAAGCAAACCTTAGAGTTGGCCTTTCTTGTGCTAGTCTTCTAATAGTTGCTTTTTTGAAGTGGTCTGTGTGAATATGTGTCAATAACACAATTTTTAATTTCTTATAATATTTTTCTAATTTTTTAAATGTAACTCCACAATCAATCAATATTATGTCTTTAATTGTTACTGCATTTCCTGTACTACAACTGGATATAATCTTATAATTCATTCATAGATACCTCTTTTTCAGTAGTTTCATTTTGAACTTCTACTACTTCGTCTTTTGATTCTTGTTGTTCAATGATTGTATCTTCTTCATTATCTACGTATTCGTATGTACCATCAGTATTAATTGCTGTCATATCTTTTTCTACTGCTTGTTGCATATCAATACTCATAATTCCCCATTTTGAAATTAATTGTCTAAGCATTGTTTTATAGGCCATTCCGTCAAAATCTTTTTCCCAAAAAGTATATCCTTTATGTGCAGAATAGCCTTTAGAATATTTTAATGCATGTTTTTCCATCTTAGACTTTGACCAATAAAGAGATTTTCTAAATCCATTTGTATATTCAAACATTGCATAATATCCTATTGTTTCTGCATTTTCCCTTTCTTCTTCATCTTCCATAAGATTTACTTCTATCTCTTCATTTAATGGATCATACTTAATTAGTTCACCTTTTTTTATAGCTAACACATTTAATTTTTTATACTGACCGCTTCTAATTGCTAATTGTATATATCCTTTGTAACCTAGTTGAAATTGTGCTACTTTTATGTAGGACTCATCTCCATCCACACCTTTAACTTTTTTATTAAATGGAACTAAATAGTATTGTCCTAGCTGAGGACTTGGACTTAAATTAAGGCTTTCTCCTAACAATGCTCCACTTAATATTGTTCCAGCATCACACTGCTGTAAATCAGTATTCGTTGCTACTGCACTTGATATACTAGCTATAAATCTTGTTGCTCTATCTTTATCTCCTAAAGTTTGGTTTATTAAATTTTTATATGTATCACTTTGTATTGCCACACTAAATTTTGGCTTATTTGTTGATTTATTTGTTTTTGCTGGTATATTACTCATAATCATATCCCCCATCTTCTAAAAATCTTTTTAATTCTCTCAATTTACTTCTTGTTCCTCTTACTTTAAATTTAAGTGTTAAAATTTCTTCTTGCTCTATTACTTTTGGTGGCTCTATAACAAAATTATCTAAAGCATTCTTTGTTGCTACTTCTTGTTTTTTTATTGACATATCAACTTGTCGTTGAGTTTCTTCTAATTGTTTGCTTTTTAACTCTTCTTGTCTTTTTTTCTCTTCTTCTAATAACTTATGTCTATTTGCAACATCTTGTATTGCTCTACTTATATTTAACGTTTGTTTATATTCAACTAAAATTTCTTCTTTGCATTCCTGTGTTTCTATTAAATTAAGATCATCTTTAATTTTATCTATAAAGGCTTTTGCTTGTTCTTTTAGACTCTTTTTACTTGCTGTTAATGTAATATTTATATTTGCTTGCTCAAAATTTATAAAATCAATATTGTTTGCTGTTTTATATTCTTCAAAATAATCTTTAATTTCTTGTTCTTTTTGTTTTTTTAATTCATTTTCTGTGCTATCTATCTTTTGTTTTAAATCTATGTCAGCTTCTTTATATTTATTAGATACATATGTTTTATAAACTTCTTCAAATTGCATATATGGTGCTAAAATTTGTTCTTTTACCGTTTTCCTCTGTTCTTCTAAATTTTTAAAATCTTTAGTTAAATCTGCTCTTACTTGCTTTACTGTTTTTACAGTTTCCTCTGTACATACTAATTTCTTTGCATTGTTTACCTTTACATCTATTTCGGATGATAAATCCTTTAAATGTTCTTCTATCTGTGGTAATTGTTTAATTACTATTAAATTTTCAGTCATCACACTACACTCCTCCAATATTCGTTTTTTAACTCTCTTTTTTCATTCTCCCATATTGCCTCAACTCTATCTTTTATTTCATTAAATTCATTTTCTAAGTTTTCTTTACAGGATATTAATATTTCTTTTACGCAATTATCAGTTACTTCATTTATTGCAATGTTCAATGTTGATATCGCTTCTTCTAATTCACTATAACGAGTATCTAAGTCATTATTCATATGGATATCCTCCCTTGATTTTCTACTCAAACTATGCTAAAATAGTTTTAGGTTCATTTATGAAATTTTTTTATTTTAAGAAGTAATTATCTAGTTTGGTCGCTTGTAATTACTTCTTTTATTTTGCTTACTAATGTAAAATTATTTCTATTATAGATTGGTTTCTTTTGTTCTTCTTTTATTAAGTTCTCAACTTCATTTATTTTTCTAAAATGTGTTACTGCTCTTAATTCTGAATTATTACGCTCTTCTTCTAATTCTTTTATTTGATTTTGAACTATTGATTCTCTTACAACTATGTAAGCTATTAAGATACCTATTATTGCTAGCAATATAAAATATTCCATTCTTTTTTCACCCCTTTCTATCTTAAAAATATATGTGCTAAACATACTATTTCTGTTGCTACTAATCCTAAAATTGGTAATATATATGTCATAGCTTTTCCTAATAAATAATATGTCTTATCTTGATCACTCATAATTCTCATTTCCTTTCAATTTTACTTTCTATTTTTACTCCATATTTTTCTTCTAGTATTTCTACTATTGCTTTGTTTACTTTTTCATAATCCATGTTACCTCCTTCCTTTCTGCCGAAGTTTGTAATATAATTACCTCGAAAGTGAGGTGTAATTACAATGTTTGATTTTATAAAAAATAATTTTACTTTAATCATTTCTTCAATTTCCTTAATTCTTTCTTTATACAATTTCTTTTATTCTCTTTACACTCATCATAAGAAAATAAAAATTGATTTAATTACTTATAGAGTAGTAAAAGGAAAAGAGAATTTTAAATATAATTTCTGTATTAATATAAGCAATTGTTCGCAATTACCTATTTCTATAACTTCTTTATGTGTTAATAATTTATTTTGCGTTCATAATAAGAAATATCTAAAAAGAGAACGATATACTCAAGGAAACTATACTATGGTTCAAGAAGATACTTTTACCTTTGAATTTCCTATAAATCTAAATAGCCTTGAATCAACTTCTGGTTATATTGAATTTACTTCTAATAAAGAAATCCATTTTGATAATATAGTTTTTAAAGTATATTCAAATCGTGGTTGTATAAAAAAAGTAAAGCCTACTCAATTAAATTTAATTAATGATGAAGATACTAGCTTTTAGTGTCTTCTTTCGGTTCATACTCCCTTTGATAATTTACTTTTCCTTCTTTTATAGCTTCATCTATATAAGTTTTTTCTGTTTCTTCTTCCATCTTCTCACTCCTTTTTACGTATTACGTAATTCGTATCCAAAAAAAATATCTTTTGCTTCGTCTTTTGGAATTTCTAATATTTTTGTTAAATCTAAAATGTCAGTAAGGCTTAATTCTACATCGCCATTAAATCTTCTATATACATATGCTTCTGTTTTTCTCCATCTTTTAGCTAATTCTGGCTTAGTAATATTTTTAAACTTTAAAAAGCCTTCAAGTCTACTTAAAGTATATTTAACTGCTTCTTCCAATTTTTTCACCTCTCTTTATTTTACGTGTCGCGTAATTACGTTATACGTAATATACAGTATCTTCATTTTTTTGTCAATACTTTTTACGAAATTTTTTTATTATTTTTTGCAAAAATATTGCGTAATGCGAAAAAATATAGTAAAATCCATGTAAAGGAGTTTGATGACAATGGATGAACTTTTCGCTAAAAGATTAAGCGAGTTAATAAATAATAGTAATTATACATTAGATAAAATTGAAGAAAATGTTGGAAAAACTAATGCTACTATTTCTAGATACGCTTCAGGAGAAATTAAAGGAGTCAAAAGAAGTACTATAGTCAAATTAGCTAATTTCTTTAATGTTTCTCCTGCTTGGCTGGCTGGTTTTACTGATCAAAAATATGAAAATTATAATAACAAACAAGCTTTTCCTTTATTAGGTGCAGTAAAAGCTGGATATGATTATCTTGCATCAGAAAATATTATTGGATATGTGACTATTGATAAAAAATTAGCTGACCCAGAAAATTACTTTGCATTAAAAATAGTAGGAGATAGTATGCAACCAGTTATGTATGAAGATGACATTATAATTGTACATCGTCAATCTGATGTTGAAAGTGGTCAAATTGCTATAGTTCTTGTAGATGGGGAAGAAGGTACAGTTAAAAAAATTATAAAATATGATAATTATATTGAATTGGTTGCTTTTAATTCTTATTATCCACCTAGAAAGTTAAGTAAAGATGATAACTTTAAAATAATAGGTAAAGTTGTAGAAGCAAGAATAAGTAAAATATTTGAATAAAAAAGGAGAAATAAATGAAAAAATCTATACTTACATTTCTATTAATTATTATAACTATACTTTCCTATAATATATCATATGCTAAATGGGTTTATAAAGATGATGTCAGTCCCGAAGAATGGAATAGAATCGAAGAAAATTATAAAAGAAGAAATGAAGTATTAAAGAAAAAAGCTGAACAAGAACAAAAAGAAGCAAATGAAAAATTTAATATGATAGCTGAAAATAAGGAATTAGAAGAAAAAAATAATAGTCAGAATAACATAATAATTGCTTTATCTATTATTATAGCATTAATTATAATATGTTTAATAATAAATACCATTAGAAAAAACTTTAAAATTACTATAGAAAAGAAAAAATAACTAACTACTCTCGACTCAATTGTATATCTTATCAAGGAAAAATATAATTAGAAAGAAGATGAATATTAAAAATGGATGAACTACCAATAGATTCAAATACAGTTAATAAAGCTTTAGATATAGCTAGTGAAAGTACTAAAGAAATAAGAAAAGAAATAGATAAAGCAGGAGCAAAAGGAGTTAATAAGTTAGCTCAATTATTATGGGCTTCGCCTATTGGAAGAAAAGCCGATTTATATATAGCAGAAAGACCTTATAAAATGCAAAAAGCCCTTGAAGAAATGCAAGCAAAGTATCAAAAAATACCAGAAAAAAATCGTGTAGAACCTTCATCTTATATTGCTTTAAAAGGTGTTACTGAATTAACTTATGCTCTTGATGAAGATTACTTAAAAGAAGCTTTTGAAAATATTTTAATTTCTGATATGGATAATAGAAAAAAAAGAAATGTATTACCTTCATATATTGAAATTGTAAAACAATTAAGTCAAAATGATGCAATACTTTTAAAATTTTTTAAAGAACAAAATATAAAAAATGAACCTATAATAAAACCTAAATATATCTTTGAAAATGGAGGATTCATTTATGCGTCTAATAACATAGGGTTATTGTATAATGAAGATTATATCATATTAAGTGCTATTGTATTAGATAATTTAAGTAGGCAAAAACTTATAGAAATAAATTTTGATGAATATAGACATAATACTACTATATATGATAAAGCTTTTGAAAAAATAAAACTTTGTGATGAGTTCCAAAGGCTTCCTGACAATGCAAAATTAGGATATTCTAAAGGTCTACTAAAAACAACATCTTTTGGACAGAATTTTATTGATATCTGTATATCTTAGTTTTATATATAGAAAAAATAACTAACCACTCCCCGACCAAAGTTTGTAGTTAGTTATCTCAAAATCACTCTTGAAAAGAGCTAACTTAATTATATATTTATTTTTAGCTCCTTGCAAGAGAACATATTTTCGTGAAAGGAGCTTTTTTATATGAAGACTGTAGCTTGTTATTGTAGAGTCAGTACAGAAGAGCAAGTTAAATATGGCTTTTCTATACAAGCACAAAAAGACGCCTTAATTAAATATTGCAAAGAGAATGATTATAAATATGATTTCTACATAGATGAAGGTATATCAGCCTCTTCTATGAAAAAAAGAAAAGCATTACAGAAGATGTTAGAAAAATCTGTTGCATATGACATGATACTCTTTACTAAGCTAGATAGATTAAGTAGAAATGTATTAGATGCTAACAATATAAATAAGATATTACAAGATAATAATTGTACAATGAAAGCAATAGATGAGGATGATGTCGATACCTCTACTGCTGACGGAATGTTTATGTTTAATCTAAAAGTATCTTTAGCACAAAGAGAAATTGGAAAAACTTCTGAAAGGATAAAGTTTGTATTTAAAAATAAGAGAGAAAAAGGAGAAGTTACATCAGGCACTACTAAATATGGATATAAAATAAAAGATAAAAAGTTTGTAGTTGATCCAGAAGAAGCAGCAAATATTAGAAATCTCTATAAATATTTTATTTCTGTAAATGGAGATCATAAAAAAACTTATAGCTACTTTGTTAAGAATTTTCCTGGGAAAGGTCAAGATGCTCTATTTAATTACCTACGTGAAACTGCTTACATTGGAAAATATAAGTTGTATAGAAGAAATGTATATTTAGATAACTACATTCCTCCTATTATGGATAAAGAACTTTTTGACGAAGTTCAAAACTTGTTACCTAGAGTTGAAAAAGTATTTAAAAAAGAAAATATATCTTCTATTTTTGCTGGAATGTTATATTGTTATTATTGTAAATCTAGATTAGTTCGTAAAGTAGATTATAGAAGTAAAAACAAAATCATAAATTATTTTTGTGATAAGCAATACAAATATAAAGTTGGAATAAATGAAAAGCAATGTCAAAATTCGAGGGTTATATCGGATAAAACAGTAGAAGAATATCTAATAAATAATTTAAAAGAATTGTGTAAACAATATATTTCGAAATCTACAATTAAAACAAAACCCAAACCACAAAAAAACAATATAAAAATAAATAGTTTAAAAAACAAACTTTCAAAATTAAAAGATTTATATTTAGATGATTTAATAAATAAAGAAGAATACAAACAAGATTATATTAGAATAAATAAGGAAATATTAAAATTAGAAGAAGCACAAAAAGAAGAACCTCAAAAAGATTTTACATATTTAAATGAGTTAATAAATAAAGACATTCCTGATATATATAATACTTTTAATATAGAGGAAAAAAGAAAATTTTGGTTAAAAATAATTGATAAAATTTATATCAAAGAAGGAAAAATAAAAGAAGTTACTTTTTTGTAA